TCGTATTCGTTCAAAAGTCTCATTCTCATTTCCTCATTATATTCCTCAGGTGTTGGTATGTCAATCCCCAACTCAGTGAGCGCCCACTGCCGCGCCTTGGTTATCATTTGGCTCATCTCATCAGTCTTGAAATCTCTGATTGATTTAGGCAATATCTTTAATTTTCCGTTCGGTAGTGTTATTATTGTGGCGTTGTTGTCCATGCAAATCATCTCATGGGCCTGTTCTTTGGTGCATCCGATTTTAGTCGCGCATATCGTGCAAATAACAAAGTAGTATCCGCGCTGACTCTGGGAGTGCCGGGCCCGCGCCTTCTTAATCTCAGCCACCCAAAACACCTCCCCCTTCCCATCCTTCTCCACCATGTAATCCTGCATCTCTGAAAATGCATCGGACATGTTGGAGGTTTTGAATTTGAATATCATTGCTCTATCAGTTCTATACCATCGTCCAGACTTGTGTATAGTTTCATGGGTTGAAATCCGCCACCTCCATACATTAATCTGGAATAGTAAATCTTTTTAGTGCGATTGATTTCGGCTAGCTCTTCATCACTCAATTCAAAGCACATTACTAATTCGGCTTCGTTCGGGCCTTGCATTGCGTGAAGTACATTGTATTCAGGTTGACCCTTACCGATTTCGATTGTTGCTCCAGGAAACTTTATTGATTTCATATTAGTTGATATTTGGAATGTCTGCCTTTGCTCCTGAGTGTAGTCCGCGCATCCTGGCCGTTTCGTATTCCATGAAGTCATCGTAAACGCCAATGCTTTCTATACTGACTAATGCACCATTCAAATTATGAAACCAACTGGCAACATCGTAATGAATGTATAGCGGCTTTGTATTTCCTCCCAACACAACAAAGTGCCGCGCCTGTTCGCAAAAGTCTTTAATATTTCGATTCTCATACAATACGCGGGTTGTATGGTCAGCTACCTTGTGTTGCTTTTTGATAGCCTCAAACAATTTGCCTATCACTTCATCCTTAAACCATTCTCTTTTAAATTCAGTCATATCAAAATGGCGGTTGTTCGTCCTGATTACTACTTACTTTCGGTTCTTCTTTTTTACCCGGCTCACTGGATGGCCTTTCGTAGTCCATGAATTTAGTAAATCTTCCAATGAATTTCAAAGGAATAGTTGCTAAACTTCCGTTCCTGTTTTTGGCTATTATTACCTCGCAAATTCCCTCGCTGTTTATTTCTTCACCGTGGCCTAAGTCGATGGTTGGGATTTTATAATACTCTGGCCTGAATAGAAATCCGACTATATCCGCGTCCTGTTCCGTAGCCCCTGATTCGCGGAGGTCTGCCAGTTGCGGCCTCTTGTCGCTTCTCTTTTCAACATCACGGCTCAACTGGCTAAATGCAATTACAGGCACTTTCAAATCCTTGGCTATTACTTTCAATGCCCGCGAAATGCTGGCTATCTCTTGTTCTCGATTATAGCCGTCTCCCTTCATTAGCTGAAGGTAATCCACCATTATCAACTGAATCCCAAACTGAGTTTTCAACCGCCTGCACTTGGCTCTGAGTTCCAGTATTGCAAGTGATGGCGTGTCATCAATGTAAATCGGTAGGCTGTGAAGTTCGTTTAAATCTTGGATGATCGATGCGTATTCAGTCTCCGATATTTTAGCGGATTGAAGGCGGCTAACCTCTATCTCATTTTCAACTCCGACAAATCTATTATACAACTGATGTTTGCTCATCTCTAATGAGAATATTGCCACGGGAAATTTGTTTCTTGCGGCTCCGATGGCCAGGGAGTTCATGAACGCGGTCTTACCCATAGATGGCCGCGCACCTATCACAATCAAATCAGGCGTTTGCCATCCACCTAAAATCTGATTGAGCTTTTTAAATCCAGTCGGAACTCCAGTTAATCCCTCCTTGCGCATCCGCTCCCCTAACTCTGGAATCTCACGCTTGGCGATTTGCATTAAGCTTTCGACTGTCTCCTGATTGAAGTTTACTAACTCAAATAATAAGTTGCTTGCCTTCTCATGGAGTTCAAATACATCGGTAGTATCTTCGTAGGCCTCTGAGTGGACAGTGGATGCGATTTGGATTAGTTCACGCTTGATGAACATCTCGTATATTATACGCGCATGGTAGGCGATATTGCCCGCGCTCGATACATTGCTAGTCAGTTCAGCTATATATGACGCGCCCCCAACTAACTCCAGCTTGCCCATCTTCCTCAACTCACTTACTACCAATCTCAAATCGTATGGCTCATTCTTACGACTCAGACTTAATATTGATTCAAATATAACCTGATGCTTTTCCGCGTAAAAGTGTTCACTCTTTAAAATTGCAACTTCATCCAATGCACCTTTCTGGATCATGATGGCCCCCAAGATTACCTCTTCTAAATCTGGAGCAGAGGGGGGAAGCTTTCCAAGGCTTTCGGCAATGTCACGCGGAACCGGGCGCGTTTGTTTTTCCCATACTCTTACTGAACTTTCCCGTTTGCTCATTCCCAGTTTGCTTTTATCTTTTCGCCTTCCTTGATTCTGTAACCGCCTTCTATCCGTTCAACTTTTTTCAATCCTTTGAATAAATTTTGAATACCAATAGATGGTTTGTATTCTAATTCTCCTGTCATTAACTTGTCTATCACAAAAGCTAATCTATCCGGGTTCATGTCCGGCCAGATGCGGTTTAGACTGTCCCGCCATTCCAGTACCTCGATAGCTGTTAGCTTGAAATCCCGCAATTGGTTGAAAGTGTGAATGCAATTGCAGATTAAGCGGTCGCGGTCGGTGAGGTCAAGAGCGCCTTTCGGTATGGTTTGAATGCCGCTCATTAGGTAAGCTCCTGAATGATTCTGATGGCCATTGCGGCAACTTGGACTGCCTCATGCCTTATCTTTGCTCTTTGTCTGAGGTAGGTTTGTTCCTCTCGGTACGCGGGCGATAAATCATTTTTGAGGCTTTGCGCTATTGTCTTTTCCCCGAAAAAAATCTGCATTTCAAGTTCTACATATTCCTCTCGAAGAACCGCCAAACCCTCATGAGTTGAGTTGAAAGGCTTTTGATATTTTTCTGGAATGATTTCCAGTTCCGCCTTGATTAGCGCGATTGTCTGATCCTCTAATTTTATCATTTGAATTTGTTTTAGTTGCCATACTTTCCAAACACCTGACTGCTGTTATTCTGCTTCATCGCCTTGGCGATTTGCTTTCCGCTGAATATCTCGGTGATGACACTAAGATACTGAGAATTCCAAGTCGTGAGCGGTTTCTCGTCCACAAAATGTTGATTTGTTTTCACGTAATTAATAACGTACCTAAAACTATTTTCCATAGCTTCGGGTGTCGCTTCTTTCCCGCGGCCCTCCATGACCTTGCGGGTTTTGCGGATGATTGAGTTGATGCAACCACCGGACATTGCCCCATCTTCAAACCCGATGAGCGGATAAGCCTCGCACCAAATCTCCACGAACTTTTTAAAACATGGCTCCGGTTCGCGCTTTTTCGTCCTCCCATGCTTACCAAGTTGATACGCTTCATAGAGTAGGTCGCGCTCGGAGTCGTCTCTATGCGCGACCCTTGAGTCATACCAATCGGTGAAGGTCTTATCGCGTTTCATTAGTCTGGCTCAGTTCGTATTTTATCATTGATGTATTTGATATGCCTTTCTCTTGTGTCTAATAAGATTCCATCCAATGTCCTATACATCATTCGTTCTTGATCGTAAATTATAAATCTATGAGCCTTCATGTGATCTTTCGGGAGCATTTCAATAGCATCGGTTCTATGTTCTTCATTGTAGCTCCAGTGATGAAATTGACTGCCCCTGATTAAATGCTTCATCTTATGACAAGCTGAGCGCGCAAATCGTTTCTCTGGGTACTTATCGTTATACTTATTTATTATTTTTTTCTTAGATAGAAAGTCTGGCTTGTGTTTGGTCTTGTAGTCAAGCCGATGATATTTCGATCTATGCCTGGCCCTTTCTGATTCAATCCAATTTTCATCACTTGAAAGTGATTCAACTCTTTCCTTGGTATCCTTTTTTGTGCATGTCTTGCATTTATTTAGATGACCGTCAGCCATTTTAGCGTGCGGATAGAATTCAGATAATGGCTTTTCTATGCCACACTTGAAACATTTTTTCATAGAGTCAAATCTATGAATTTAAAACGGGAAATTAAAATGGTAATTCTGAATCACTATCGGGAGCGCTAAATACATCCTCGGTTGATGGCGGGGGGGGCGCTTGCTGTGTGTTAGTTTTTGGCTGCTCCTTTTTCAAGACCGAGTTTATCTTCTCAATCTCTCCCTGCCAGAACTTGATTACGTTGCTATCATCCAAGTAGGTCTTTCCGGTGTTGCCGATGGGAACCTTTTCCGCCTTGGGTAGGTCGTTCCAGTTGTATGCCCATTTGATTTGCTCTCCGTTGTTCTTTATCACAACGCCAGGATATTGCTTGCCTCCGTCCTTCCCTTTGCCTAAATAAACTTTCAAGTCGATTAGGTCGGGAGTGCATCCGGCTAGTGCGTTGATGATTCCGTAGAGTAGGTTGTTGAAGTTTGCCTCAAGTACGGTGATCGACCCGTCCTCGTCCCGGAGTTTCATTTTGCATTTGAATTTCTTATCCCCTTCAAACTCATAGCTTTCATGAGTTATTTCAACCAAGTGACCATCCACTGAATCAAACTTCTCAGTAATGGCGTAGTGGTCGCCCTGCTTTTCGTTCTTTCCAAAGAAGGGGGTAGGGTCTGTGTCGGATGTTTTTGCGCGCAACTTTAAGTAAGTAATGTTGTTTTCGCCTTGTGAATTTTTAGCTCCCATTGTTAATTTAGTTTTATTGTTTAATTGTTAATCCGTTGTTTCTTCCTCGTCATCATTTATCCGCGCTTGCTTGGCTAGTGCGTTGGCATCCCCGAATCCTTCCTTTGCTATTTCATCGATCGCGATTTGGTTCTTGGGTGTCAGTGTTATCGGCTTCCCGGTCGGGGTTGTTTTGCCTTCACTAATATACTGCAATCTCTTAAGAAGTCTATTCCAAGATGCAATTTTACTTTGCACTGAATTGCGGTAATCTTCCGGGGTTTCAAAGCCGTAAATCAATGTCAAATATGAGCTATATTCGACTCCGAAATTCTTATTGAACTTTCCCTCAAAGGTGATAAGGGGCGCTGATGGCGGGCGCTGGTTCGCGTCCAGATAGCCTTTCAGTTGGGCTAAATCTTTCCGCAAAAGTGATTCTGATTCTGGCGTTTTACGGATAACCTTTTCAGCCATTAAAGCATCGTTCTTGCTGATATATGTAATTATGCCATAGTCCAGCTTCAGCCCCCGAACGTAGTGACCTATCTGCAAGTCATGGCCCTGAACCGATCCCCCGTCCTGAATTTTTTCTAAAACGTACTCAGAGCATGATTTGATTTCGTGGACGCATTGCTCAATAGGTTTGTATCCGTATTCGTTTTCAAAGTTATCAATCACCCGCATGAACCTGGCGGTCATGGCTTCATCAAATGCAAGGTTGCTTAGTATCTTGCGGGCGTTGTCGTAGTTGGGTATCCCGCCTATCAGATAGTCAAGATGGCCTATGACCTTGATGGGCATTGATTCATCCACTATGGTAGTTTGCTGGCTTTGAACGACTCCCATTTGATTGAGAACTAAACCCGCGATGAACTCCCAAACGTTACCCGAAAAGAACTTTCTACGGCTTCTTTCGTTTGGTGGATTGGATTGCTTCACGCCTTGCATGGTCAGGAAGCGGTCAATGAGGGGCTTCCCAAGCTCAGATGCGCGGGCATAGTCGCGGGGTTCGGGGTCTTTCTCGGATAGAATTAATGAGTTGTTCCAGAGTTTAGTGAGGGATAGCCGCCTTCCTCCGCGAATATTAACCTCCGGAAATAGTTCCAGATTTTCGGGCATGGTAAGCTCATCACTCTGTAATAATTCAGGCTTTAGTTTTGGCTTATCCGCCTCAATCAAATCTGCCAATTCCTTTGCAATGTGCGCGGGAGCTTTTGCCTGGCTGTGGATTTCATCGTCCCATGTCTCAGAAATGAAACGCTTTACTCCGTCCTTATACAGGATGTTGATTCCTGTTGGGTTTGATTGAAAGGTTATATCCGCGAATTGGGGATTGTCTTTCAGTAGATTGGTTAAGCTTAGTTGTTTGGTTGCCATACTTTAAAAGTTAGTTTCAGTTTAGTAGTTCGCAGTTGTCGGTAATGTTTCCGCACAAGTAAAACTTTCTATCGTTCGTATCTTCGAGCGTGTAAGTCCAGAACATCGGTTCATCAAGCGCTTTTATGCCGCCTGTGTTGTAGTCAAAGTATTCATCCGCCACCCTCAAGGTACAAAACATACACCATTCTTTAACCCAAACAATCACTAAATAATAAATCAAATCGTTGCCATCTATTATACCTGTACCGTTGCAACCCTCGCAAGTTGTTCTTAGTGTCGTGCCTCCCTCATACCATCCGCATCCATCGCATTGATCACATTCCACACTTTCATTTTCTTCAACACGAAAAATATCACCTTCAAAGATTTCCTTTTCATTCTTATCTTTGAGCCCAGTGAATTGCCCCACAGTTTCAGGATCGACTTCGTACCAGTCAGTTGAGTTTAGGGGCGCGGATGCAGACCTGTCAAAAATGTAAGTCAACCCGTTTATGTAATTGAGGTCACCTACTATCCACTCTGAGCCGGATTTGCGCTTGCCTCGAAACTTTATTTCTCTCATAGTTTTTAAAAGTTAAAAAATCCCCCGGTCATTTTATCTGCGCGGCATGGATGAAGGCTATAACGGGAACCACCCCGGGGTTACAATCTCCATGTTTTAATTTCCGGTTATGATTTTCGCGGGGGATGGGCTTAATTATGTCTTGGATTCTGTACGTTGGTGTCCTTCGCTTCAAATCCCCAGGCTGTTACAATCAAATAGCCATCCTTCACAGGCTGCAAAACGATTGGGTCTTTGTCAATCAAGCAATGGCCCACTATCTTCTTGCCTTCCATGTTTAACTTTGATGGCGGAGCAATCACTTTTAGATTGGTTGCCTTAACCCATTCTTTTTTTGTTTTCGTAATGATTGGCTCGTTTTCACCAATTAGAAACGATGGCATTCGGAAGGCTTCCATGAACCTATCCCTAGGTGATGTCAATCCGCCTCGCGCCCAATCAATAACAGGAAATTCAAAGTCAAAAATAGAATGACTTTTAACGTCATCGCTTTTAACTTTAAAATTCACAATGGCCTTTTGGTTATCCATTGGAATGTCGGACTGGTAGTCGCCAACGTCAGCTAACAGTAACCCGTATTTCTCACATATTTCCTTTACCGCTCCATCGGTTATGAATTTATGCATAGGATAGGTCTTTGCGTACTCGGTTACTTTCTGCGCGCGCTGCCAGTCCTCATAAGCCTTTTGCTCCTTGGTGTTTTTGAATCCAAGCCCCTTTAGTTCGGTGAGGGTTTCGATTTCTTCCTTGGTGTATGACTTGGAAAGAATCTTTTTAGCTTCGAGCAATAGAAGTTCCTGCACTGAGTTCACATCCGAGTTGAGTTGTTGTTCAATAGTTTCCATAAACGTTTTTTTGTTTTAGTTATTGGTTTTGATTCTTATCAGCGTAAAATGATAGTTGCCGTTCGAGTTCCTTGATGCGATCGTAGGTCATGGCCAAAATTGACTCTTGGGCTTCCTGTTCTTTTTCAGGATAGGGAGTTCCGACATATTCGTTAAATGCTTGGTATAGCTTTTCAAAGTACTCATCCCGCGATTGGTCAGGGTTCACTATACCGATTAGCTTGGCGTTGCTTTCCATAGTTATTTTATTTTCTCTAGTTGCTCCTTCAATCTAATCGCTTCACGCATTACGGACGCTTCGTCCGGCCAACGTTCCATAGTATCACCATAATGTAATGTATCAAAACCGACAATCCACATACCAGTAATGTCTGGCCGCTTTCCATGCTTGTATCTGGCAAAAGTTAGTCCGCCATTAACATCAATTTCATATTTATCATGGATGGCATCGTAATCCATTCCAAAACATGAATGCCCCTCTGGGATTGCCACATATCCGTTGCCCCATCCGCCAATACCGGGCATGTGAGTTTCTACTGTAAAGGCTATTAATTCTTGGTTTTTCATTTTATCTTGGATTTGAATTTCTCAAAGTAACTCAACTGTATCGAATGCCGGGAGTTGTCAACGCGGTAACCGTGCCACTTCAAACCCTCCTTTACATCCGTCTCAAGGTCATTGAACGATAGACGCGCAAATCCTTTCAGGTCCATTTCGCGCACGTCATCGTTAATTATTATCGCGTCTATTTCTACTAATGAATCAGTAGCAAGGTAGGCAAGGATGGATACCCGCTCGACTGTTTGCGGGCCTGTAAATTCGTTTAAGTGTATCATGAAGTGCTTAGGGTTAGCGTTCGTGTATTTGTTGTAAAACTTTGTCATATAAAAGATCAAACTCCTCAAATAATTCAATTGAGCAATAATCCCATCCGAATCTTTCTGAGTGAGTTAGATTATCAACCTTAATTAAGTTCTCAATTTTATCCTGCTTATAGTGCTTATTCAATGCTGATTTTAATAACAGTATAGCCACACCAGCAACGGCCTCGCAATCGTGCGGATACATTTTGCCAGATTGAGCAATTGTAGGTAAGTTCATATTAAGATCAAATTTGTTTTGGTGGATAAGTATCGGCCAACCAAAGAGCATTGGCGATGGTTGGTAGCCTTTTGCATTTAATCGTTCTTGAATAGCACGCATGTTTGTAAATATTAACATAGCCCGCGAAAATATCGAACACAACATGAGCGCCAGAATCTAGCCAAAACTCAACTTTATTTACTTTGTCCATTGGTTTATCGTTCAGTGTCTTGTTCTTTCAGGTGATTCATTTCGCCTAACTTTTCTCCCTCTATTATTTCTGCCGCCTTGAATGCGGTTTCAATTTGGAAGATTAATTTGCGCGCGGCCTCAAGTTGAGTGTATCCAAGCGTGTGTTCTTCTGCTTGATGTATCAGACTTTTTACCGTGCCCATCAACTCACTTACCAAGTCCTCATTTATTCCTGTGCCGTTGCAAAATACGCACTCACATGGGCAATCCATGCCATCTATATTAATTTCCCGCTCACCTGAGCCGTGGCAGAAATCGCATTTCAAATCTTCGTGTTTTATTTTCATTGTGGTGATAAGTTTTTAAAAGTGGGTGACACTAACGCGGCCACCCTTGACGCCCTCCTGAACTTATCAGGAAACAGGAAAGATTATAAATATGTGAAATTAAGTCTCCACACTTTTTGAAATTTCGAGTTGTAAGTATGGATAATTGAGAAAGCTACTTGGGGTTCGTTCATATCCGCGTGAACCGCGTCACGAAATCCGCTTCCCATAAATTCATCTTTCGTAATCAGGTCGAAAGAAGTGATGAACATTTTACTGGTAAGTGTGGCCAACATTGATTTAGCTGAATGTTGGTTGGGGTGCATTGTTGTCATTTTGATAAGTTTTTTTTGTTTCCGGCTGACTACCGCGTCAACCATGAGTCAAATGTAATAGGTCTTTTTGAATTAACAAATATTAATCAAATATTTTTTCTAATTATTTTTACTATATATTTGTCCTATGGAAACGAAAAAAGATAATAGGGGAGGTTCCCGCCCGAACGCTGGCCGGAAGCCCGTAAAAGACAAAGTAGTTACCCTGACAATCTACCCCCGCAAATCAGCCATCAAAAAGGCCGGGGGGGTTCAGGAGGCAAAGAGGAAAGCATTGGAGGCTCTTACAGCCTAAAGACGCTGATTGAAGGCAGTACGTCAAAAGCCCGCATGGTTGGCCTCTACTGAACACCCGGAGATCAAGGCGCTGGTAAACCGCGCAGATAGTTTACTGATTAGGCCGTCTTTTAATTAAGGCGGCCTTTTTTATTGGCTGTCCTGTGACTTCTCAGAGTTGGCAGGGGTTTGGACGTGCAAAAATTGGATGGCTCTGAGGGCTTAAAACGCGAAAGGGGCAAGACCCGCTTTTTGGCCTTACCCCTCTTTCAACTGTTGCGACCCGTCAAGCGGGTTTTATGCGGCACTGTGGCCTTTCGTGAATTATTCTTTGGCTTTCTCCAATTGCTCGTCAATGTAGGCGGCTACCTCGTCTCTGGCTTCTTGCAGCTTGATAACCGCGTTCGTGAGCCTTACGTCTGCCTCCATTTTTTCAACCTCTTCCATAGCCTTGTAAATCGCTATTTCAGCCGGTGTCATTAGGTCGAGTCTGTTCTTTCTCATATTCAAAAGTAGCAATTTCCACCAATACTCCAAACAACAAAATCCCCGCTTTTCATGACCGCTATCATTGATTGTGTAAAATTTCTACGGTTTTAGTTGGTGGTTTCTGTGAAAAGTGCAACATTCGCGTCACACAAATACCCTTTGTGATTGAGCTAGGAGGCAATGACAAAGGGTAAGGTTCAACGGGATTAACGTCCCAATTAGCCCTGCCCGGTATCCTCCTAGCTGCCGGGCTTTTTTTATGTCTTGAAAATCCCGAATCACCTATCCTGTTCTATCCATCTGCAAAAGGCGTACATCGCTTATCTGTGGATGAAGGTTCGGTATGTGACCGGGATTTTGCCAGTCTCCTTCAGTGGCCCCGAACGTTCATTCGATAACTACTGGAAGAAAAAACTCATCCGCCTTGGTTGGGTGTATGAGTGGCGCGGGCGGCTCCACCTCCGATCCTATCAGTTCGTCTGGCGGTCGATGGGAGTAACCAAAGTTAAGAAATTCAAGGGCAAAAAAACCTTTCTCGGATTCCGATTTGAGAAAATATTTATCAGGTATTCTAATCGAAAAGAATTTATATCCCAAACATTGAAGCGTATTCGACTTAATGAGGTCGAGTACAAAAAGAATCAGATAGCGTATAGGCTTTTAAATCGCACGTTCTGCTCTCACAGACAGAAAGTAAAACTCATCCGGTCAATCCGGAAATCCGAGAAACCTATGTTCAGCTCATCTGCTTCCGCTAAAATGTTTGGATACAAGTCCGAGTCGAGCGGGTATCAGCTATTACTTGATTTCTTTGAGGTAGCCAATCAACCTGAAAAAACAAAGTACCTTAGTCCAAGTAATTTACCTTTCTATCGTTTCAACTCTTATAAAATCTCTCTTGTTTAAAATTAGAATGTTTCTGTATCGCACGTTATAAAAGAATGAACAATGGAACCAATCAAACCTAAGACAGTTAGATTCCCCAAGTTAATCCATACGAATGTCTATGAGATTAAAATACAACGGGGACAAATCGCGGAAACAAAAAAGGCATGTCGCTTCCGGCTCATCAAACAAGAAATAGAAGGAGTCACCATACCCAATGGCTTTGAGGTCTGGATACCCGGTTTATCTGCTAGCGGTGTAAAAAACTCTTTCAGCCTGACTCCATCGGTTCTAATTGGCGGTTGGCAACTTGAACCCATTTTAAAAATGCTCGTCATGGAAGGATTACGAAATCAAAAATAGTTTCGTTAATTTAGTTCCATGATTTCCACCACCCATCCCAACGGCACTAAGAAATTTAAAGCATTTATTCGCGTTGTTAAATCATTAACTATGCATGGTGATATTTTTCTTGGCAAGGTTGACGTACTAAAGGAGCCATTAATCGAAGCCGAGAGCAAGGCCGAGGTTAAGAAAATATTAACGGAAAGGTATCCGCAGTTTTTTCAACATGGCAAAATATATGAGAAGGAAACAAAGGATGAGGCACAGTTTTTCTACGTTGTGATTTATCCACTCTACAACCACGAAATCAATTTGATAAATGAGGGTGAGTGGATTTGTGCCAGTTGCGGACACGTTCATGAAAATAAATACATTGAAAGACCGAGAATAAGTGAGCGATTATTTGGTGCTGACAAATTGTTTTGCAGAAATGATGAGGATACCTGTTTAGAGAACTACAAGAAAGAGAAGTATAAAAATGTAGACTTACCAGATGATACTAATTTTATAAAAAAGGATAGCCCGAACTACATATACAAATGCACTGAAAAGGTAACTGGTAAATGTTATATTGGCAAAACAAGAAATGCTCCATTCTTCAGGTGGTGGAATCATCTTACTCATAGTGGTAGCCCATTCGGGTTATACTTACGACAAACAAAATTGAGTGATTGGACTTTTGAAGTATTGGAAGAGTTGCCAGCCGAAACGCCAGATAGTGAAGTATTCAGAATTGAATCAGAATACATTATAAAATTTAAAAGTATTGAAAATGGGTTTAATACAATTATTAGCTCGGTAGTAAGCCATGACTGACGAAATCCAAATCGACATTCCATCCTTCCTCCAAAACGATCGACTACCTTGGATGAAGTGGGTACAATACAAAGGAGTGGAGGTAGTGGCTGATGTGGACTATGATAAATCCATCCGCGCGCATAGACCTATAATAAATATTCACTACTGCATGACTAAAGCATTAAACGGATGTATATTAGAGTCAGTTAATTTCAAACCGGAATTATTTCAAGCGTCAAGATTATCGCCATGAGTAAAGATACAAATTGTAAATGTAAGTACGCAGTGATTGATGGAGTTCAAGTACATATCAACGCGGACTTTTCAAAACTTACCGACAAGGACATGGAAGCAATCAATAAAATGGTAAAGATTGTTAAGAATTACTCATTTATGAAGTCACTCAAGAAATGAGCAAGCAAGGCAAAAACAACTCCACCGAATCCCAGCGCCATCCCTACATCCAATCGGGGAAGTACGTTAAACTGTTCGGCCATCTAATCAAATCCAACTCAACGCCAGAATTTATAAAACGCTTTCAGGAAAACATGGAAGCGGACAGGCAGGCGAAGAGAGGTAAACTTTTTGTATGAATGTTTTGAGCTTATTTGACGGGATGTCATGCGGCCGCCTGGCCTTAGAGCGTGCTGGAATAAAGATAGAAAATTATTTTGCATCTGAAATAGATAAATACGCCATTCAAGTAGCTCAGGCTAACTATCCTGACACAATCCAACTTGGAGACATTACCGAAATAAAATTCATTAACACAAAAATTGATTTGCTTTTAGCGGGTAGCCCATGCCAAGGGTTTAGCAAAGCAGGTAAAGGTCTTAACTTCGATGATCCGCGCTCCAAATTATTCTTTGAATTTGTCAGGCTTTTGAAGTATTGCAGAAAGAAGAATCCTGATTTATTATTCCTACTTGAGAACGTGGACATGCTACAAGAGTGGCAGGATATAATCAGCAAAGCAGTCGGTATTCAGCCAATCAAAATAAACAGTTCATTAGTTTCAGCACAAAATCGGGTGCGCTTGTACTGGACAAATATAGGAACAAATCAGGATATGTTCGGCCATGAAATCCCGGCCATCCCACAGCCAAAAGATTTAGAAATAATTCTGAAAGACATTTTAGAGAATGAAGTCGAGGAAAAATATTATCTTAGTGAGTCGGCAATTAATAGACTAAAAACAAGGCATAAGAATTATCGACCGCAAATAAACCCTGATAAAACAGGAACACTTTTATATGGTAATCAATCAGGAAAAAATACTGATAATGGCACAACCTATATTTGCCATACTGATAGGGCAAAATACGATTTTAAAGATGATGGAAAATCATATTCAATATCAACACGAGAAAAAAATATCATTGAACCAATCATAATAGGAAAGGATGCTAAACTAAAATCCAATCAGAATAAAGCCGGATGCCTTACCGCAGGCGGACACTCAGGCGGAAATCATTCGGATATGGATTTAATTGTTTCTACTGATAGAGCAATTCTAATTGATACCGGTTCGATGGGCGGACGTGTCTACGACTCAGAACATAAATCCACTTCATTGAATTCTCAAGGTGGAGGTCAAGGTGCAAAAACCGGATTGTATCAAGTCAAAAATAGAATCAGAAGACTTACTCCAATCGAATACGAACGACTCCAAGGAGTGCCGGATAATTACACCAACCATGTCAGCAATTCACAACGTTATAAAATGCTTGGCAACGGATGGCAGATAGACACAATCGCACATATATTTTCATACTTATGACCCGCAAAACCCGCCTCCTCAACCACCTCTTTCAATCCAAATACACCGACCTGATTTATCTTATTTTGATTGCGGTTGGGTACTCTGTGGCGTTTTGGTGCCTGCTGTTGAATGTG